TCTGGAACCTTTCAACGTGTCGGGAAGGTAGACGGATAGCAGCGGAGCGTGTAGCGAGCGCAATGTTGCAGTTGGTCTCTGATACGGGGTATGAACGGATCACTCAGCGAACGGTAAAGCCTCACGGTACAAGTAGCTTGATATTCACCTAGTAGGACCTTGTTGACGGTATAGACCCCGAGAGTGAACGCTCGGCGCTTTACGGAAGCGGAAAATCCAGTGAGGGAGCTGTAACTGCTCCGGGGGCATTCTACTCCTACTCCTGTTACAGGAGCTCTACGCAAACGGTGATGCCGCGGGGATTGGCAAGGTTGTCGTAAATGAAACGGCCTTCAACAGTCTCTTGGCTGACCCCGATGGGAAGACGGTGTGAAACGCCGCCAATGGATGAAAGGTCCTAGCTCTACGGAGTTATCGATGCGCAGAGTCGCGTGTCACCCCTAAAGGTTTCCGAGAGCCAAAAATCTCGCCTACTCCCTTGAGAAAGGAATGGCAGGCCGCACGTGAAACTCGTGCAACTTCTCCCCGAACACCCCCCGATGGCACCGTGCAACTGCCGAGAAGCACAGGGAACAAGCTGTAACCCGTTGAATGATACAGCCGAGCGGCGGAAGTACCGTCCCCTAGGAGGAAAGGGTTTCCTTCGGACGCTGGAGGACAAGTTGAAGATCAAGCTGGGTAAGTTGAGGCGACAGCTTGAGTCCCAAAGACCAGCGCAGTTGAGGGAGGGCATCCAAGCGGCCGTCAAACTCGAACTTCTCATGCAGAGGGCTGGGAACTTGAGAACGACCGCTAGGGATGCATCCGCGAGCATGAACCGCGCATGCGAACCCTCAGAGCTAGAGGAAAAACAGCCGGGGATTAGATCCCAGTCAGAGCCAGACTTAAAACGGCCGAGGATTAGATCCTGCACGCGGTGCACAACCAAGGGCTTAGTTGAGCTCGAAGGGGAAGCTGCGAGATTTTGGGGTGACTTAAAAACCCTCAGCGAACGCGTCGTTTTGACTCTAGCTGGGTCCGGGTGCCAAAGCACCTTATACCAGGAAGGCGAAGAGAGCCTGCAGGCCGGTAAAAGAGTATCACCGGTAGCTCGTGACTTCGGCGGTAAAATCCCGCTCGGCCATGACCAGGAGGTTGAGACTACTCCTGAATCATGCGATTCCGAAAGCAGATACGTTGAGATTGATCTGACGACTCCAGAACCCGAAAGCGATGAATACTCCGCTTTACTGGACGAAGATCACACTTCCGCGAATCTGCTCCTCAGAAGAGAGATGTGCCTTCGGATATCCGAACGTCGCAAACCCTTGACCCTCACTGAGCTCGACCTGGTCAAAGAACGATCCCTCCGAGAATTGGCGTCCCTGCCTTTTTTCACGTTCCATGACCCGTTGAAGCCAGGGCCATTCCTAAGGGCTTGTAGAACGCTCGGGGAAGCCCGGTCTAACGTCGACAACGTCTACCAGCAATGGAAGATGGCGAAGGACCCCGGAAACATCGAGCTGCTTGAGGAAACCCTTGATCGTACGCTGTCATCACTCCAGAAGAACTTGGACATCGTTTTCGGACGGTATGCCAACCTGATCGGAGCCCGAGACAGATCCACCCCGCTAAGGTACGATAAAGGTGTTTCCACAGCTGCTCTTGCGCAAGCCATCGGTTCCGTAGGGACTCCTGGTAACGGGAAGTTCGCTTACCCTGGCTGTCGCATTCTCGACTTCGCAGACGTTGATGACGCCGCCCGTGCCTTCGGGATATACATGGCGCGGAAAAGCTTCGTTTGCGTAGACCCTAGAGGAGCAGGAAAGGCCTCGGAAGAATTTCTCCAGCGTGTTTGCGACCCAAGACCCGAGCTGGCAACAGCTGACCAAGCGACACAAAGGAAGCAAGTCGACCTTCTCAAGAGAATCTGTACGGAGTTCTTCACCCGGCCCAAATCCAGACCCACGGCCCCGAACTCTGGCAAGTCCTGTATCGAAGTACCCCTTTCAGAGGGAGGAAAAAGATGCGCTCTTTACCTTCGAGATGAGTTGACAATCCGAGACGGGATCGTCCGACCCGATACAATCTACTCCGGTGGAAAGTTTAGGACGATCACAGTTTCCTCAGTCGCAGCTTCGAAATTCTCATTCCTGAATTCGTATATGTTCGAACGAATTCGAGATTTTTCGTGGATGGTCGGCGGCAGAAGCGTCGAGGCTTGGGTTCACGATTTTGAGAGTGTGTGGGTGGAAGGTCAACCTTTCGTCAGTGGGGACCTGAAGGCAGCGACGGACATGTTCGATCCGATCTACATGAACACTGTGATAGATCATCTGGCTGGAGTATTCGGTTTTAACGCCGAAGAAAGGAAGCAGATGAAGTCCTACGTCACAGAGGCCAAGTTTTTCGAGAAGACCGAGTCCGGGGAGTACGTGTGGATTGGAGATCAGAAGTGGGGCCAGTTGATGGGTTCTGATTTTTCCTTCCCAG